GCACCTCGGGATCGGCCAACGCCGCCTTGCGGGCGGCCGACATGCGGGCGCGCACCTCGGGATCGGCCAACGCCGCCTTGCTGGCGGCCGATATGCGGGCGCGCACCTCGGGATCGGCCCACGCCGCCTTGCTGGCGGCCGATATGCGGGCGCGCACCTCGGCCGAGTGCTTATAGGTCCGGCTCACGCCATTTCTCCCGGCAGCAGCGGCCCGAGATCGGCGCCATCGGCGAGGCCGTCGACGGCGGTGGCGAGCCTCCGGCGCTCGGCGAAGAGGCCGTGCCGCCGCGCGCGCTCCAAAATTTCGTCGCGCATGTCGAGAAAGTCGGCGAGCGCCTGGCGCAGCATCTTTTGCTGCTCGTCGTCGCGGAAAGTGTGCGCCAGCACCGGAGGCATCGAGGGGTGATACGAATAGCGCACGACGAAATCGAACTCGCCGACGAAGATCTGCCCTTGCGCCTGCGGCAAGTAATCAGCGCCGAACCCGTCGATCATGTATTGCAGATGCGTCCACGGGGCCGGGCATTTCAGTTCCAGCGCCGCAGGCTTCCCGACAATGAGGCGGTCGGGGGTGGCGCCGATCCGCCCGTCGTCGGTCGTCAGAAAGCCTACCCCGGCCGTCGCGACCTCTTGTTCGAACTCATACATGCGCAGGGCCGCGGGCTCGAGCTCCTGGCCGCGCTCCATCCACTCGATACCCTCGATCGACTCGGTGACCTGGTTGAGCAGCAATTCGGCGGCGAGCCGGAAGGCGTAGCCGCGCGCCTGCTTCGAGAGCTGCCATTTCGCCGGCGTCACAATCCGGTGAAATTGCGAGGCGGTCGGGATGCCTAAACGAGCGCGGAGCCATGCCGCGCTTCCCTGTTCGCAATCGATGATCTTCACGGCCGCGCCTCCGTGCAACGCATTCAAATCCCCCATCCGCTTGAGGACGAGCAGCCGCCGGCGAGCGAGGCCGGCCCGGCCAGGCGCGCCGGCCCGTAGCGGCGCCGCGGCACGTCGTCGGCAAAGGGCTTGGTAGCCGCCATCTCGGCCGGCCATTCGCCGGCCGGGGCCGCGAGCCGGGGTGCTGTGTGGTTGGCGGCGACCTTGCTGCGCAGCTCGGTTATGCAGCGCTTGGCGCCGCAGGTCCGACGGTTGAAGAACGCCTTTGGGCTCTCGCCCTCCCCGCGTTGCAGCACCGTACGGCAGCATGCGCATCTGCGCACGGCGTCGGCGCTCACGGGCCGGCTCACGACTGCCCCTCCCGCCTGGCCTTGCGCGCCATCAGCAGGTTGATCGCCACCGGGTAGGCGGCCTGCTGAATGTCGGGCAGCGCCTCGACATTCAGAGTGCGGCAGAAATCGTCGAGATTGACCGCCAGTTCGCGCATCAGGTCGGACAATTCCTTGACCTGCTCGGCGCCGATGTACTCGGCGCCGCCGCTTACGCCGTCGTCGTCCTCGCCCTCGAAGACCAGGTTGAGAACGTCCGAGCCCGCATAGCGCTTGCAATAGGACCGCGCCGAGCCCGAGCCCTGAATAGCGTTCTTGCCGCCCGAGGTATCGATCGGCAGGGGGCCGAAAGAAGAGCTGCGGCTGTGGCCGGCCTCGTGCAGCAGGATCGCGGTTTCGACAATCCGGCCGTCTGCACTCGGCGAGCTCTCAAAGATCAGCGCGAAGCCCTCGCTTTGCAGGAGCGGGCGGATCGCGCGGTCGATGTCCTCCCACCGCGCATATTTGATCCGCGCGCCTTTGCCCTTGCGATCGGAGTATTCGATGACGCCGTTTTTCTTGATGCGCGGCAACTTGCCGGCGAGCCGCACGTAAGCGGCGTTAAACAACACCCGCGCCTGGTCGACCTCCAATTCGCGCCGCATCTTTAACAGCGCCTCCATCTTGGCGACGTCGACCGCAGGGTCGGTCGCCGCCCGCGCGATCAACGCCAGCATCGTCGTCGGCGTGACGCGCTCCTCGGCGGTCGCGACCTCGCGCCCGGCTTCGATTAAATCAATCTCTGCCATCCTCTTTCCCCTCCTCGAACAGCGGCCCGGCCTCGACGGCGTGCGTCGCGTCCCACGCGTCGAGCACGGTCAGCCAGCGCCGCAGCTCCGCACCCGTGGCGCTCTGCCTCCCGTGCGTCTTGACCGTCGCCTCGGCGTGCGCGGCGGCGGCGCGCGCAATGCGCCGCAGGATCCCATGCTCGGTGAACCTCACGGGTGACAGCTCGGATCGCCGGCGTGCTGGGCGCACCAGGTCTCGTGCGCGTCCTTTTGCGCCATCTGGTAGCCGACATAGCCGCCGATCATCAGCGGCACGCAGCCGCCCAACCCCGACATCACCAGAGCCGCCAGCAGCAAGCCGCGCGCAAATTTCCCGATCATGGCGCGGTCTCCTCCTCGAGCGTCGGCTGGACGTGAGTGCAATCGAGGCACAGCGCATAGCCGCGCGGTTTGGGCGCCACCTCGGCGGTGAGGTCGAGCAGCTTGAACTCGCCGTTGTGGTACTCGCCCCAGGCGATGACCTGGACCGCGAGCCGCCCCGAGCCGCAGCGCCGGCACCTGGCCCGGATGGGCTGCTGGCAGCTCTGTTGGATGTGCCCCATCATCCGATGGCCGCGAGAAAAAAAGCGAGCAGCAGCCAGATGACCGGGAGCGCCATGACGGCGCCCATCGCCAGGCGCAGCGTCCGCAGGCGCTCGCCCCGCCGTTGCGCTCGCGCGGCATCCCAACTCATTGCCGGTTCCCCAAGTGCCAGCCGCCGCAATGCGGGCAGCGATAGGCGGCGCGGGGGCGCTCGCCGCGGCGGCGGGCCGCCTTGCCGGCGCGCACCTGCACGCGGTGCGCGAGGGCCGGGCTGCGAAACCGTTTCTTGCCGGCGCACCCCGCCTGGCGGTGCCAGGCTTCTCCCGTAGCCCGGCTCACCGGTGCGTCTCCGGCACCGGCTCGATCATCAGCCGATAGGTCTTTCCCGTGCCAAGAAGCTCGAAGACGAGCGTATGCCGGCCGCTCGCGACGTAATCGGTCGGGACCGATATATCGGCGCGGCGGGCGAACCGCAGCCCCTCGACCTCGAACACGCCCGCGCGCCGGATCGCGGCGGCAAAGGCGTCGGCGTAGCTGGTGATCCCGGCCAGTCGCCGCTGGTAGGCCTCGCGATCGCGCTGGCGCGCTTCGGGCGTGCCGTAGAGTGCGGCTTCCGCCGGCGACAGCCGCAGGTCGCTCACGACGCCACCTCGTGGCGCAACAGCGTTTCGACCCGCGCCGAGAGGAGCGCCATCGTCTGGGAGGCGCCGGCGAGGCCGCCGATCTCGGCGGCGACCGCTTGCGCCAAGGCGGGCTCGCCGGCGAGCCGCAACGCCGCGGCCGCCTGGTCCAAGACCTGGTTGCGCAGATACCCGATGCGGGGCTCCTCGCTCGCGGCATAGAGCCGGGCCGCCGCCGTCGTCAGGTGCCACTCGCGGGTGTCGGGGAGCGCGCGTCTCAACGCCGGCAGCACCGCCGGCGCCGCATCGCTCTCAACCTCGGCCGCTGTCGGTTTTTTCGATGCCATCGCACTCTCCCCCTGCCCGCGTGGTTGCGTTCGGGGAGAGATTATGCGGACTATTTTCCGCAGGTCAATATATTTTGCGGACATTTATCCGCATTGGAATTGCGTCCGGTTTCAGATGGCGATCTTCCGGCGATAGGCACGACGCGTGAGGAAGTTAGCGAGGAGATCAAGTCGGCCCTCGACGACACGCCAAGCAGCTGCCCGCAGTGCCAAAGGGCCGGATAATGCCCCGCGGACCCCGAGGCGAGAAGCGCCCCGCCGACGTGATTGGCAACGCCGTCAAGGTCATGCGGATCGCGACCGGCGAGGAATCGGACGATATCGATCCTGCCAAATCAGCGGCGGCAGAGCTGGGCGCGCGCGGTGGTAAGGCGCGGGCCGCGAAGATGACCCCCGAGCGGCGCGCCGAAATTGCTCGAACTGCCGCAGCAAAACGATGGAACAAAGAGACTTGATCTGAGATCAACAACCCGGTAGATTGCTCCCTGCCATTGTCTTGGAGGGGCGGGAATGCCCAAGAAAGGCGTCAGGAAGCAGGTTCAGCGGTTCCCGCACGAGGAGACGTGGCTGAAAGAATTTGTCGGATTTCACGGTACCGACCAAGTGACAGAGTACTCGAAAGATGATCTTGGGGGCGTATCGTTGACCCGAATTGTGGAAGCGATAGTGTGCGGCGCAGTAGTATGGGCCGATAAGTCAGACGGACCAGGGGTAGATTGCATCGTCGAACATTACGCGGACGAGGGGGATTGCGTTCGTGCCTTTCTCCATTTTGTAAGCAACGAAGAGAAATTGACGATCTCTGCGGCGGAGAGAATTGAGGAGAGCGGGCATGAGCCAAATCGCGCGGCATGACTTTGAGGCCAGTGGGCCACCGACGACGACATCGTACTACGAGGCTACGGAGGATCTTGGAACTCCCTTCAAGGTCTTCCTTGCTGGCGGCGTGGTATCGAAACGCGATCCGGCCACAGGAAAAGAAAAGACCAGCATCGCTGACTTGCCGGGACTAATCGCTACGGTTGTTCGGTCGCGGGTGCTGCATTCGCGTAAGCTGTCGGGCGCGGACCTGCGCTACATTCGGTCGGCGCTGTGCATGAAAGCGAAGGTTCTGGCTGCCGCAGCCGATATGACGGCGGAAAACTACAGCCGGTGCGAAGCTGGTCGCAAGCCAATGTCCTCCACGACTGAGAAAGTGTATCGGTCGTTTGTGTTCCTGATCACCTTCGCAAGAGACAAGGGCGTTCAGGACACAATCAAGCAACAGCAGGCCAATAGCCCGGTGCCTCCGGATGAGGCCCAAAAGGCATTGGCAGGCTTTCAGAAACTGTTCCTGGAGATGAAGATCAGCCCGATTTTCGATCCGGCAGAACAGTTAGAGTTCACCTTCACCCGCGGACGCCGCCCTAAGGCTGCGCCGTGCGGGGGTGACGATGGCGAATGGAAGAGCGACCTAGACCAAATCGCAGCCTGAGACCCCATCAACCCCGCGCCCGGCGCTCGGTCGCGGGGTTTTTTGTATGATGCGCGCCATGAACAAGCTGCCCCTTACCAAGCGCGCCCAAATCCTTAGATGATAATTTTTTGCACCGGCTTAGGCGTCATGACATCGCCTGCGCGCCCTAGCGCAAGCGCCACTCGAATGACGATCGCGACTTGTGTTGTCGGCGGCGAGGCGGCGAGTGGTGGGATTGCCGCCGCCGCGCGCTCCATCATGGGTTCGCCCAGCCGGCGGTGAGATCGCGGCGGCAGAAACGGCATATCGTCGCCGCCGGAAGGATCGGCTCGGCGCAGTAGGGGCAGGGTTGCCGCCACGGCTTGTCCGCGGGTTCGGCTTCCGGCCGCGGCGCCCCCGGATCGGCAAGGGCCCAGGCCAAAGCCCCGATCCAGCCGATCAAGGTCCAGCCAGCGAGCAGGTTGACGGCAAAGATTGCCTGCCGGCTCGGGTGACGGCGGCGCCGGGCGACGATCGCCGGGGCGAAATAGGCCGCGAGCACGAGCGCGAGGATCACGGCCGCAACGAGGGAAGCCGAGCTGTCGGCGCTGCCGGGCGCCGGTGCGCGATATTGCTGATCGATCGCCCATATCACCAAGAGCGATGCAAAAAGCACAAACAGCCCTTGCAGGACCCGCCTCATTGGGCGCCTCCCCCTTGCTGCTCGGTCATTTGTCACGGCGCCCGCTACGGCGCGGCGTTGTGGCCTTCTCGATCACGCCGAGGATCTCGGCGGGGTCTTCGGGGCGCGGGCGGTAATCCACCTTCTTTGATCTTGGTCGGTAGACGCGGCCGCGTTCGGCGAAACCCTCGCTCTCGGCAACGACAGACTGGATCTCTATCGCTGACGGCAGGGAGAGCCCCGTCGTCGCAATAAGGTCGCCGGTTGCCGACAGGCCAAGCGTGCCGATCAGCACTTCTATCGTCTCATCGGTCTCGGGCAGCCGGTGACGCACAAGCACGCGGTCGCCGAGCGACAGGGCGGCATCGGCTAACGCGCGCACGATGACGACGGCGCCGGGCTTGTAGCCAAAGGCCGCAGCACTCTTGTCGAGAATCCGCGCGCCAAAGCATTGAGCCGGGCTGCCGCCGAAGACAGGGGCTGGCGTGGCTTTTCCCGTGACCTCGAACTTGTCGGGCGTCTGTTCGGTCATCGCGAGCGAGACGAGATATCGGATCGGGATCTCGGCGCGGTTCGCTGGGGGCGGCGCGGTGTCGTCGGCACCGATGGCGAGCAGCGTCGCCAGCGGCACCTGCAGCACCGGCGCCAGCTCGCGCAGGGTTTCGAGCTTTGCCGGGTTGCCGCGCGTGAGAGTGCGGATTTTGTCTCGGCTGCGGCCGTCCGACGCCTTGAGCGACGCCGCGTTCGCGCTGAGGCCGAGCTCCCGCAATCTCTCTTCGATAAAAGCGAGCTGCGCCGCGGCGAGGTCGGGGCCTTTTAACATGCGGACGATTATCCGCGCGCTGCGCGGTCGTCGTATGCGGATAGAAATCCGTTGACGATGCGGACTAATGTCCGCATGCTTGGGGCATGTTGGATTCGAGATCGAAACTCTTGCTGCTCGTGCGGCGCTATTGCGAGGCGACCGGGCGGTCGCCGGCGCGGGTGGCCACTCTGATCCACGATCAGGGAGCTTTTTTCAAAAATCTGGAAAGCGGCGGCAGCTGCACGATCGACACTTTCGACAAGGCGGTGCGCTGGTTTTCCGCGCATTGGCCCGCCGACCTCCCGTGGCCCGAAGGGGTCGAGCGGCTGGCGGCGGCCGTCGCCGAGGACGCGCCGCGATGATGGCGAGCCCGCAAGAGAGCGCGCTGCGGCTGGACTGCCTGCGGCTGGCGGTGGAATCGGGGCGCTATTACCTCCCCGATGATCTGGCGTCCGCACCGGGCGAGATCGTGGCGCGGGCGCAGGCGTTTTACGATTTTGCAGTCAGGGGTGCTGCAACGGCCCCGGTGGCCGGCAAGGCCCCCGAGACAGCAGCTGCCGGAAATCCTTTCCACACCAGTTTCAGGGCGTGGAACCCTCGAAGTGATTGACGATCCCGCACGAGGCATGGGGCCGTTCGACCCGGCGGCGAGGGATCGTGTCGAGGCGCCGTGGCGCCAAAGTCATGCCGGCCGCTCTCGCAAAGCGGCCGGCAGCAAAGCTCGGGCGAGCGTTGGGGGAAGAAGTGGGCGGTTGTCCACTTGTCGAAGGTGGGCGCGCGGGCACCGTGCTCGAGCGGGCTCTGGCCGATGGGGGGAACTTCGGCCATGGCATCGCCCGCGCGCCACATCGCCGTTCTTGCTTTGGCTTCGTCAACTCCTTTGCTGCGCTGTGGTTCCACGCCCTGAAACTGGCGTGGAAAGATTCCGTGCGCGCAGAATTTTCGTCCGCGAGCGCGGAATCCCCGCTGCCGCCGTCAGCGGAGCCTGCCGTGGCGTTTACCGCTGAGGTCTTCAGCCCCGAGGCGGTGCGGGCCGAGCTGTCGGCCCGGATCCGCGAACTCGTCGAGGCTTCCCCCGGCCTGACCGTCAAGGCGCGGCTGCGCGCGGCGGCCCGTGCGCTGGGCCTGCCGCCGGGGCGCGTCACCCGCTTTTTTTATCGCGAGGTGCGCCGGGTTGAAGCCCACGAAGCCGACTGGATCCGCTATCGCGCCGCCGCGGCCAAGCGCCGGCGGCTCGCGGCACTCGAAGACGAATACGCCGCACTCGTCGCCGAGCTGGTGGCCGAGGCTCCTCTTGGCCTGGCTCATCTGGTGCCGCCTCGCCTGGGGGCGCCGACGGCGGGCGCGGCAGCGGGCGCGCCGCCCGCGCAACAGAAGGAGGGGGAGCGATGACGATAGGCGCCGCTGGGCGCGGCGAATCGGGGTTGCTCGAAATTCGGCGGCACCGCGACCCCGAAGGGCTGGGCGCGGGCGCCGGCCCCGCAGCCCGTGCCGATGGGGGATCGGCGCTGCGGGGCCGCTACCTTTTTGCCCGCTCGGGGGGAAGAGCGGGCGTCGACTGAAAGGGAGATCAGTCATGGCGGAAATGGGAGACGGCTCGGCCGCCGTCAATATCGGCAAGCTTTCCGGCTTGGTGCAGCGCATCGAAGCGAAGAAACAGGCCGCCGACGACGTGCGCAGCGACTTGGGCAACCTCTACCAGGAGGCCGAGGATTACGGCTTCAACCGGGCGGCGCTGAAGATGGCGCTCAAGCTCAAGCACATGGAGGACGATAAGCGCAGCGACTTCCTCGCGTCCCTCGCGACTTATTGCGACGTGCTGGGCGTGTGGGCGCAGGGCGACCTCTTCGGCCATCAGCCGCGCACGCCCCAGCCCCGCGACCCCGGCCTCGTCGAGCGCACGCCCTGGCAGCTCGGCCAGGTCGCGTTTCGCGCCGGCGAAGCCGCCTCGCGCAACCCCTATCCGGAGGGTGGGGCGCAGAACGAGGCGTGGCGCGACGGCTGGACCGCGGCATTCGCGGCGCAGCGCGAGCGCCCGCCCGACGACGCCGAGCCCGAGCCGCTATCGCGCCGCCGCGGCCGGCCGCGCAAGACCACGAACGGCGCGGCAAACCTGCGCGACGCCAGCCCGGGCGGCTCGGCATGAGGCCACTCGGCTTTCTCACCGGCAAGCGCGGGCGCCGCGGTCGGCTGCCGCCGGCGGCGCAGGTCAAGGCGGCGGAGGCGCTGTTCGCGCCGCGACAACAACAGATTACCCCAGAGGAGCGGCCCGGTACGGCTCGCGAGGCCCCCGGCACCAAGAGGGACGGCACAGCGCCGCCAGCGGTCCAAACGCTGGCGGCGACTTCCGTAGGGGCTCAGCCCGCCGCTCAACGCCCTTCCGCACTTCCCGGCTCGCTTGCCGGCGGGGTCTGCCGCGGTTGCGGCTGCACCGACGATCGCGCCTGCCCCGGCGGCTGCTGGTGGGTCGAGACCGATCTGTGCTCGAGCTGCAAGGGCGCCGCATGAGCGAGGAGACGGCCGCGGCACCGCAGACCGAGGACGCCGCACCGGCGCCCTATTGGGCTGTCGTCGAGATTTTCGGCCATCGCCGGCATGTCGGGATCGTCTGCGAAGCCGAGCAGTTTGGCACCAAACTGCTGCGCATCGATGTTCCCGGCACCGTCGCCGAAACGATCGAGGCGACGTTCTTTTACGGCGGCGCGTCAATTTTTGGCATTACGCCGATCACCGAGGAACGCGGCCTCGCCGAGCTCGCCCGTATGCGCCAGATGCAGGCGCCGGCGCGCCTCGGCGTGCGCCACGATTTCGACGACGACGACCCATGACCGGCGTCCATGTCCAGGCCGAGCGCGCGCTCTTGGCGGAGATCCTGCTGCGGCTCAGGGCCGGCGGCTATCCGGTGCTGGCGCTCGCTACCCCGAACGGCCTCCACATCCCCGACCGCGACGCCGACGAGGGGCGGATCAAAGCGCGCATCGTCGGCCGCATGAAGGCGGACGGCATGCTCCTCGCCGGGGCGCCGGACCTGGTGCTGCTGTGGCGGGGCGGCGGCGGGTTTGTCGAATTGAAGCGGCCGGCGTTTCGCGACGTCTTCGGCCATCACCCCGCCGGGGTGGCGAGCGAGGACCAGAAGGAGTTCGCGCGCCGCTGCGCCGCACTCGGGATCAACCACGCTTTTGTCCGCTCCTGGGAGGGGCTGAGAGAGCGGCTCGGCGAATGGGGGGCGCTATGAGCGTCGAGATCGAGCGTGCTGTGCGTGTCGAGCTCAGCGCCATTGGCGACGGCCGGGTCGTTGTCACCATCTGTTTTCCCTGCGGCCGCCTGGCGCGCATTTGCGACGGCGCCGACGAGTTGCGCGTTCTCGCGCACCTGATCCTGCGGACCTGCGACACCGCCGATGCGCTGAAAGCCGCACCCGAAGCGCTGCAGGGCAAGGTCGAGGGCCGGGCATGAGCACGTTTGTCTGGGGATTTGTCGCCGGGGTCGCCGCGTGGCCGCTCGTCGTGCTCCTCGCGGCCTGGTTCCTCGCGAGCTGCCTGCCGGTCGACTACGGCGATTGCGAATGAGGGGGGCGCCTGCGCAGGGCGCTAAGTTTTTTCGTTGGGGGAAAGCAACGATGTTCTGGGGGAAGCATCACGTCGGCATGATCACCGACGACAAGCTGGTGACGGCGGCTGATATGGCCGGCGCGTCGCCGCTTCTGGGGCCGGTCGTGTTCGGCGCATTGTTCGAGCGCACGATCGAAAATGGCGACGGAACGTTCCGCGGTTTTCAGCCGCGCGTGCTGGCGTACAAATTCCGCGTCAAGGTGCAGGAGGTCGAGCGCCTCATCGCCGCCTTTGTAGAGCTCGGGATCGTCGCCGGCGAGCGCTTGGTCAACTGGGCTAAGCGCCAGGGCGCCGCTGCCGCCGCCGCTAGCGCGGCGCAGAAGATGGAGCGGACAGTCTCCAAGGCGACCGAGCGGGTGCGGCGCTTTCGCGCGACACGCCGCGAGGCGGCGCGTCAAGGCGATCTTTTTGGCCGCGTTTCATCGGGCGTTTCACCCGTTACACCCCCCGTTTCACGTAACGCTCCCCCTGCACCCCCTTATAAAGATTCAGATTCAGATTCAGAAAGAGACCGCCCCTTTCCCCTCCTGACGGAGGGGGAAATCCCCCAGCCCCGCAGAGCGGGGAGCACGCGCGCTGCCGGGATAAATCCGCGAGCATTAGGCAGCAGCCCAAGGTCGAGGGAGGCGCCGCCGCGAGAGACCGGCCGAAACCCGCGCGCCACCGGCCAAAACCCGCGGGCGCTGAGCACCAACCCGAATGCCGTTGCCGACTGGAACGGCCGCGCTCTGCAGGGCGAGATCCTGATGCCATTCGCCGGCGGCCGACGATTGCGCCCCACGGTTCGCGAGCAGCGCCAGGCGGAGTTCCGCGAGCGCTTGTTTCGCGTGGCGATGCGGATGACCGCGGAGGGCGCCAATGGCGTCGCTGCCTGAGATCATGCGCGTGCTCGACGACCTCGGCGAAATCTTTGGTGGTCAATTGGGCGAGCGGGCCTGCGAGCTCTACGTCAGGGCCCTGGCCGACCTGACGACGGTTGCGCTGACGGATGCGGTCGACCGGCTGATCCGCGACCACGAACGCTTTTTTCCGACCCCGGCCGAGATCCGCGCCGCCGCGGGGTTTGTCGGCGACGATGCCGCTTCCGGTGCACTGCCGCTGTTTCCCCCCGACCCGCGCAGCCTCGACGAGATAGCCGACACCCGTCGGCGGCTGGCGCCGCTGTGGGGCGAGGTGCGGCGCGTGTTCAACGGGGGCGAGCTGCGGCCGTTCGCCGAGGTTTTGGCCGATCTCGATGCCGGCAGGCTCGGCACGGCGTCCTTGCCGGCACCGGCCGCGCCGCGCCGCCCGTCGCCGTGCTATGTCGCCGACGGGCCGGACGACGACCCGTGGCCACCGCTGGGCGACGCTCTCGGGCCGATGTCCGCTATCGCAGAGGAGGAGAGGTCATGAATTTCGAGGATCTGGTCGACCGGGTGACGCGGCGTCTGGCGTGGCCGGAAGCAAAAGCGACGGTGCGCGAGGTGTTGCGCGCCGAGTTCGCGATTATCGGCGAGGCGTTGGCGACCGAGAGCGAGGTGGTCCTGCCCGAGCTCGGGCGGTTCAAGGTCGAGCATGTCGGCTCGCGCACCGGGCGGCATCCGCGCACCGGCGAGCATCAGCGCGATGTAGATACGTGGCTGCGGCGACAGCAGCAGGTCCGCGGTCGCCGGCTCCAACCACCAATGCGCCGGGCGCTGACGCGGGCCGAGCAGATTGAGCCTGGCATAAGTGACGGCCTCCAACTTAACCCCATAGCGCACCGCAAAATCCGCCGTCGTCATTGCCTCCAAATCGTCCATCCGCCGCAACCACCAGCGCTCCCCGTCCTCATACCAGTTGTGGCCCAACGCTCGGCGCAGCCGCTTGACAGTTGTCCGGCTGAGCGGCAGGTCGATGAGGTCGGGGGCGCGGCGAAAACGCTCCAGGTAGGCGACCAGCTCGGCAGTCAGGATCACCGCGGCGCCGCCCGGCCCCGACATTGCGAGCGGCCGGCCCAAATACAGCGCAAAATCGTGCGCGGTCAGGCGGGCGGCGTCTACCTGCCAGATCGCCCGCCAGGCATCCTCTATGTGGCTGCCGATCCGCCATGCGACCGAGCGCGGCGTCGGGCCGGCGGCCAGCCGATCCCACTCGTCGTCAGGCAGGTCGTCCGGGTCAATATGCCGGACCGGGAGCTGGCCCGGCGGCAGTCGCGAGGGGCTCGGCATTGGAGGTCCTGCTCAAGGGTGGCTGCGGCTAGTGCGGCGCCGATGCTGTGTCGAGCTCGCGCGCAAGGTCGCGGGCGGCGCGCTGCACCAAGAGCGGCACCGGGCACGGCGCCTTGCTGGTGCGGTCGACGCCCGCCTCGTAATCATGCAGGCGGCCGGTCGACAAGCCGAGGGCGGCGGCGAATTTCGCTTGCGTCAGCCCAAAGCGTTTGCGCAGCTCGCGCAGATCGAGGCCGGTCATTTCGCCCGCCGGACGATCCGGCACCCGGCCAGCAGCGGCTCGCCATCGGCGCCATGGCCGATTTCGCGACCGGCGACGATATAGAGCGCGGCGCCGAGGCCGGCGAAATTGACCTGTCCCACCCATTCGGCGGTGCCGCGCGGAAGGGGGCGGGCCTCGCCCGTCGCCAGCATCTCGCCGTGGTAGACCGACACCCCGGCCTCGAATGTGCCGTCGGCGTGATTGCGCGAGCGGCCGCCGGCCGGCAGGCGGCCATATCGGACATAGCACGGGGTGGCGCTGCGCCATTTCTCCTCGGCCGTCGCCCGCTGCGCCGCGAGGGCGGCAGCGGTCTCGATGTGCTCGACGGTCAGCAGCTCGGCGCCGTAGCCGTCGCGCGCGCACCCGACGACGGCCCAGCCCTCGGCCAAGAGCGCGACTTCGGCGGCGGCGGGGTCGCCAAACCGGCGGCCGTTGACTTCGGCCGCCAGCGAGGACAGCAACCAATATCCGCCGCGGCCGTAGCTGCCGCCGCGGTGCCCGATGGTGGCGCGCGGCTCCAGGCCGCCGAGGATGTTGGTGTAGATCATGCTTATCCGGTTAGCTCGATGAGCTCCGAGATTGGGCGAGATCGTGCAAAGCTTGTAGGAAAGCTAGGTAGTTCGGATCGCGTCGTTTTAGACGCGCGACCGCGTCCTTGATCCACTGCGGAGTAGCTGGATCACAAATGATAGCAGCAGCTGTCTTCATCCGTTCCACCTTAGTCGAAGCTGAAGGCCCGCGACGAGCGAAAGAGCCGCTGAAACTCCGGGAGCGAGCGGGGGAACGGCAGGTTTTCGGGATCGAAAGAGGCGCTGCCGATCATGACTCGCGCCTCAGCCGCAACAGGACGCCAGCGATGGTCAGGGGCGTCCAGTCTTGGATTTTCTTGGTCAGCATCCCAGCGCGGAGAATGTCGTCATCGGTCGCGCCGTCGCACCAACTCTCGATCTCGGCAACGACTGAGCCGCCTCTCGGCAGGCTGTCATCGCCAGCCAGAATGCGGTGCTGCTCGATCCCGTCGAGGACATGCGACAGCAGCCCCCATTGCCATTCCGTCAGGGGCGGAACCGCTTGCTCGGCGAGCCAACGGTATCGTGCCGTATCTGTTGTCAGCAGAGCCGGGAACGAGACGCCGAGGCGATCCGCTTCCTCGCGGATCGCCGTCAGTAGCGGGGACAGATTGAGGGTGGCTTTTGCCACGTCAGTCTTCCTGCGCCCAGGACGGCGCGCCCCACCATTTCGGTGCCCGCCAGATGTGACCGGCGGGCGTGACTCGGTAGACTTCCTCGGTGCCCCGATCCTCAACGATCACGCTACGGCCTTCCTCGCGGGCGATGCGCCGGGCCGTGTTGATCGTGGCATCGCAAACCTTCTGCGACTGCACCCCGTCCGTCAGGGCATAGCCGGTGCGCATGTCATAGATCGTGCTGTAGCTCATCTGGCTCTCCATTCGGCCTCCGAAGGGCCTCTCTGGCTTCGGGCGGCGAGGTTGCCGTCCCGACAGTCACAATATAGGGATCGTGGGTGTGGGTGTCGACCGGATAAGCATGGTGTAGATCGTCGCCGCCTCCCGTTACCAGGCGTATTGCCGGGTGATCGCGTCGATGTAGTCGCCCTCGCCCATGTGGACCGCGGCGAGAAAGCCGTCGATGTCGCCGGCGGCGAGGATCGCGACGGCGTCATGCGTCGCTGCGGTCGCCTCGTCGAGCTCCGGCGCCTCGCCGTTGCCGAGCGCGGCGGCGAGCGAATGGTGGGCCGTCCAGCACGACGCGGTAGGTGCTGCCGAGGAACTCGAATGCCGGCGACACCCGGACCGCGTAATCGCCGGCCAGCTGCTTTTCGGCGACGATCGCGTCGTCGAGGTAGTGTTGGCTGGTGATGAGGGTGGCGGTTGTCGTCATGGCCGGCTCCTTTTTGGTGACTTGAGATTATGCCGTTACGGCAGATTTGTCAATCAGGAAATGTGCGATGGCGGCATATTTTTTCGTCTCGGCGGTTTTGCGGATTTGCGCAGGTTGCCGGATCCCCCTCGCGTTGCCCCAAGCTGACGCGGGGTATTAAACATCCTACTTAGGTATTAAGTGCGGTATCGCCTGTCTTGGGGGAAAGCACTTGTCGCATGAGGCGGCATGCTCGGCTGGCGGGGGCGGATGCACATGGCTGGACTGCGCCAGCGCACGATCGCGCGGCTCCTCGGCTGGAGCGAGGGCGGCGTGTCGAAAGGGCTGCGCCGCGACCCGGTGCCGGGGCCGATCCGGGCTGTGATCAGCGCGTGGGAAGTGATGCCGCCTCAGCAGCGCGCCGATTGGCTCGCTGCGCACGGCCTGCGCCACCGATTGCCGCGGCAGCGGCTGGTCTCGCCCGGGTTGCCGGCGAAGAGTGCATCGCGCGCCGCCGGGCAAAAAACAACCAATCTGCAACCGGGTTGCATTTTACCGCCGCACTCGGATCGGAACTTTCCGGTATGATTCGGGCTACCCTGGGATAATTCGACCCTTGAGCGCTGCGGGGCGTCACGAATGTGAGCAAAAAAACTCGCAGCGCCCATGGCGCTCGCCTGGTCTCCCCCCTACCAGGCGAGCGTTTTACGCACGGACCGGTCGAACTCGTCCAAAACCCGATCGCCGATGACGCGGGGGTGATCTCGCGCCCCTACCGCGCTATCAACATCCTCGCCGCGATGGAGCGCCGCGGTGCGATCACCGCCCGGATGCGCACCGCCGGCGACGACTTCAACGAGCTTTTTCGGCGCGCCGCGCTCGACCCGCTGCGCGCCGCTCCGTTTGTGCGCCAGAGTCGCGGCCGGACCGAGCCGAGCCTGGCGCTCGAAGTGGCGCGCGAGCGGGTGTGGCGCGCCATCACCGCCGTCGGAGGGATCGGCTCGCCCGGCGGGTCCTGCCTGTGGCATGTCGTCGGCTGGGAAACCTCGCTGAAGGAATGGGCGCTGGGCCAGGGCTGGAACGGCCGCCGCGTCAGCCAGGAAGCGGCCTCGGGCATCCTGATCGCCGCGCTGGGCGCGCTGCATCAGCATTTTCAGGCCGTCGCCCGCGCCGCCTGAAACCCTCACACCACCGACAAACCGACGTTTTAGTCTGTGACGCGCTCGGAACGGCGTTACAGGTGCGCAAGAAGCTTGTCGGCGCCCCGGTTTCGGGGCCGCGCTTTGTCGCCTATTTCCGGGTTTCGACCGATAAGCAGGGCGCCTCGGGGCTGGGGCTTGAAGCGCAACGCGAGGCTGTCTCCCGCCATGTAGGTGCTGCGGGCGGGCTCGTCGTCGCCGAGTTCACCGAGGTCGAGACCGGCACCCGAAAACGCCACCGGCCGCAGATGATGGCGGCGCTGGCGGCATGCCGGCTGAGGCGCGCCGTCTTGGTCATCGCCAAGCTCGATCGGCTGGCGCGCAACGTCCATTTCGTCTCGGGGCTAATGGAAGCCGGCGTCGAGTTCGTCGCCTGCGACAACCCGCATGCGACGCGCGTTCTGGTCCACATCATGGCGGCCTTTGCCGAGTACGAGGCTGAGGCGATCTCGCGCCGCACGAAGGAAGCCTTGGCCGCCGCCAGGGCGCGCGGCGTCAGGCTCGGCAACCCGCATTTGAAGCCCGGCGACCGTTTCGGCCTGGCGCGTGCGGCGCGCCGTGCCCGTGCGGTGCGGGCGCAGGAGCGCGCCGCCGATGTCATGCACTTTGTCGCCGCCGCGCAAGCCGCGGGCTGCAAGAGCCTCGGCGAGATCGCGCGCGCTTTAACCGCGCGCGGCATCGACACGCCGGGCGGCGGCCATGAGTGGCGCTCCGAGCAGGTCAAGCGAGTCATTCAACGCGCGGGGGACGCGAACCGGTGAACATCGAAGCCGAGATCGATTTCGGCTGCGCCTATCCCCTCGAGGATGCGCCGATCCGCTATTGCGGCTGCCGGCGGCGGCCCGGATCGAGCTATTGCGAGGCGCACCATGCGCTGTGCTACCTGCCGCGCGGCTCGCGTGCCGAAGAACGCCTCCTAGGCTATCACCGATGGCTGGCGCGCGTCGGGGAGCGGACGATCCGCGATTGCCTGTGGGCGCAGCGTGAAGACGCTCGCCGCGCGGCTGCGGCTGTTGCCGGCGCGGGTCAATCTCCCTCCGAAGAAAGCTGCCCCGCTCTACGCCTCGCCTGAATGGCGCTCGCTGATCGCGTCGATCATCGCCGAGCGCGGCCGGCGCTGCGAAGACCCGGCCCATGATCCGGGGCGTCCGCGCGCCGGGGTGCGTCTCTTTGGCGACCACATCAGGGAACTCGCCGACGGCGGGGCGCTCCTCGACCGGCGCAACATCATGCTGCTTTGCGGCGCGTGCCATTCGCGCAAGACCGCGGCGGCCCGCGCAAGGCGCCAAGGGGATGGGGGTTTCCCGTCACTGTCGCCGACGCACGAGTAACCGCACCGGACCGCACGCGCAGAGTTTTTTTGGCATCCTGAGAATTTTTGGGGAAATCCTCGATTTGACCGAAAAAGTCACCGGCCGGCCGCCATTCAAGCCGACGGCGAAGCTACGGCGCGCGGTCGAGGAGATGCGCGCCTGTGGCGAGGCGCAGGAGACGATCGCGCGGGCGATCGGGTGCAGCGACGAGACCTTGCGCAAGCATTTTGCCAACGAGCTGGCGACCGGCCATGCGGTGCGCCGGCGCGAGGTCATCGGGCTCCTGTTCGAGAGCGCACGCGGCGGCAACGTCTCGGCCCAGCGCAAGCTCGACGACATGACGCGGCCCGGTACGGCGCGACCGGAAGGCGAAAGGGCGCCCCCACTCGGCAAAAAGGAAGAGGCGCAGGAAGCAGCCCTCCATCCCGATGCCGCGACTGACATGGGCGAGCTGATGGCGCGCCGCGCGCGAATGCACTGATGGCGGTCGAAACCGTCGCGATCGGCGACGCGACGCTCCGTCCGAAATTATCTAGTTAACAAACCAGTTAATGTGAACTTTATGCTTGGTTGAGCGGCGGTCGTGTGGGACCTGTCGTGCCGCGATTGGGAAGAGCGGATACGGCAGGGCCGCCCGCTGGTGCCCGAGCTGCCGCTGTGGCAGGACGAGGCCGACATCGCGGTCGAGTTCTTCGATAAGCTGAAGCTGCCGGACGTCTCGGGCATGCCGGAGATGGCGGAAGCCGCCGGCGATTGGTGGCGCGACATCGTGCGCGCCTTGTTCGGCTCGCTCGATCCCGCTGCGATGGTGCGCTGGATCGAGGAGATCTTCGCGCTCGTCCCGAAGAAGAATTCGAAGACGACCTATGGCGCCGGGCTGATGCTGACGGCGCTCTTCATGAACCGGCGGCCGCGCGCCGAGTTTCTGTTTGTGGCGCCGACGCAGGCAATCAGCGACCTCGCCTTCAGCCAGGCGACGGGCATGGTCGAGGCGGACCCCGAGCTCGGGCGGCGCTACCGGGTCCGCGACCACATCAAGGAAATCCGCGACCGGGTCAACGCCGCCCGGCTCAAGGTCAAGACCTTTGACCTGAACGTCCTGACCGGACCGCGCCCGGCGGGGGTGCTGCTCGACGAATTGCACCTGTTGGGGCGCAATGCCGCGGCCTCGAAGGTGATCCGCCAACTGCGCGGCGGCCGACAGGCAATCCCCGAAGGGTTTCTCGTCATCGCGACGACGCAGTCGGACGAGCCGCCGGCGGGTGCCTTTTCCGAGGAGCTGGCGACGGCCCGGGCGATCCGCGACGGGCGCCGCCCCGGCAAGATGCTGCCTGTACTCTACGAGTTGCCGCGCGAATTGCAGCGGCCGCCGATTGCGGTCGGCGAGCCGGCGCCGTGGGAAGACCCGCGCGTCTGGCCGATGGTGCTGCCCAATCTCGGGCGTTCGCTGCGGCTCGAAAGCCTGATCGACGATTTCGCCGGCGAAAAGGACAAGGGCGAGGCTGCAACGCGGTTGTGGGCCTCGCAGCATTTGAATGTCGAGATCGGGCTGGCGCTGCATTCGGCGCGCTGGGCCGGCGCTGATTTCTGGGAAGGGGCGGCCGACCCGAGCCTGTCATTGCTGGCGCTATTGGCGCGCAGCGAAGTCGTGTGCATCGGCATCGACGGCGGCGGCCTCGACGACCTATTGGGGCTGGCGGTATTGGGCCGCGAGAGCGGCAGCGAGCGCTGGCTGCATTGGGGCCGCGCGTGGGCGCACACCTCGGTATTGGAGAGGCGCAAGAGTGAGGCAGCGCGGCTGCGCGACCTCGCCGCAGCCGCGGAATTGGTCATCGTCGAGCGGCTCGGCGACGACATCGACGAGTTGGCCCAAATCTGCGAGCACGTGCTCAAAACCGGTCTTTTGGCGCAGATCGGTCTCGACCCGGTCGGGATCGGCGTCGTCGTCGACGCCTTGGCGCAGCGCGAGATGACCGAAGAAAGCGGCCATGTCATCGGGATCAGCCAGGGCTGGAAGCTCTCGGGTGCGATCAAGACAGCCGAGCGCAAGCTCGCCGAGGGCAGCCTCGCGCATTGCGGCCAGGCGCTGATGGCGTGGGCGGTCGGCAACGCCAAGGTCGAGCCGCGCGGCAACGCGATCACGATCACCAAGCAAGCCGCCGGCTACGCCAAGATCGACCCTGTAATGGCGCTCTTCGACGCGGTCGCGTGCCTGTCGCAGAACCCGCCGTCGCGCCGCTCGATCTACGAGGAGCGCGGGCTGCTGGTTGTTTGAGCGGAGGGGCGATGGAAAAGCTCGACGCCCGGCCGCTGTGGCCGCTCGACCTCGCGGCACTCGCCGCTGCGGTCATCATCTTCGCGATCGTCTGTGGCTTCGGCTGAATTGTGTTCGGGTTTCGCCGGCGCTGGCGGCCGCGGCTGCGGGTGACCGCGCTCAACCACGACTTCGCCGCCGCCCAGCCGCATTACGCGATCGTCGCCGACCATGAACTGACCCCGGCGCAGATGCACCTCGTGTCGCGCGCCTGGCATGCGCTGGCGCCCGGAGGATCGGCGCTGATCATCGACGGCAACGCCGAGATCCTGTCGCATCGCCTCGAAGCCGCCATTGCTGAGCTGCAGGGCGGCGCCGAATTGCTGGACTCCTGATGGCCGGCCTCTTTCGCCGGCTCGCCACTGCGTTTCGCAAGGACGCAGTGGTCGGGTCCGAGCTCGTCCATGCCTTCAACGAATGGGGCTTGTCGACCGCCGGCATCGCGGTCAACGACGTGACGGCGCTGCGCTATGTCGCGGTCATGACCTGTGTCGCGATCCTCGCCGAGGACATCGCGAAATTGCCGGTCAGGATGATGCGCCGGCTGCCCAACGGCGGCAAGGAGCAGGTCGCCAACCATTTCCTCGCCCGGCTGTTGCGCCATCCCAATGCGTGGCAGACCCGGTTCGAGTTTATGGAAATGATGATGGGCTCGGTTGTGCTGCGCGGCAACGCCTGGGCGGTCATCCTGCGCGACGCGAACGGGTTTCCGACGCAATTGGTGCCGCTGCACCCCGACCGGGTGACCCTGTTCGAGGCGCCGGGCGGCGAATGGTTCTGGGTCGTGACGCGCCAAGGGCTGCACGAAATGGCAGTCCTTCGCGACATGCCGGTCATGATCCATTCCGACGATATGCTGCACATCCGTTGGCTGCAAACCTGGCATAGCCTCTTGGGCACGCATCGCGTGGCGCTGATGCGCGAGACGATCGGCCTCGGCATGGCGCAGGAGCAATACGCGACCCGGCTGATGGGCTCGGGTGCGCGGCCGGGCGGTGTTCTCCAGACCGACCGAAAGTTGTCCGAGGGAGCTTTTGAGAGGCTGCGGGACGGCTTCAACCAAAATTACGCCGGGCTGCGCAATGCCGGCCGCACCGCGATCCTCGAAGAGGGGGTCAAGTGGCAGCCCTTGGCGATGACGGCGGAGCAGGCCGAAGCGCTCAAATCGCGCGAGTTCCAGCTCGAGGATGTCGGCCGCGGCTTTGGCGTGCCGCGGCACCGGCTGGGCTTGCCGATCGAGCGCGGCGACCTCGTGCAACTGCAGCAGCTCTACCTGAACACGACCTTGACCGCCTGGGCCGAGCGCTGGGTCCCGAAATTCGAGGATCTGGGCGAGCTCGACGGCCAGAAACTCTTTGTCGAGTTCGATTATTCGCACTTTCTGAAGGCCGATCTGCAGACGCGCCTTACTGCGATGCGCACCGGCGTCGTGGGGATGGTCTATACCCCCAACGAGGCGCGGCTCGGCGAGGATTTGGGGGCGGTCGAGGGCGGCGACACGCTCTACCAACCAGTCAACGTGGCGCCGATCGGCTATGTCCCGCAATCGGCGGCGAACGGCAACAACGCGCCAAACGGGCCCGGCAGCGACCAGTCGGGCGAAGCCGCCCCGGGCGGCCGAGGCGACGGCTCGCGGCCGGCGGATTTGCCGGACGAAGCGCCGAACGTGTGAACCGCAAGGTACGTCACGGTACAACGAGGTACGTCGAATGTACGTCGATCGCATGCTGCGGCCGGCCTATCGGTCGCGCGAGGAGCGCACCCGCAACCGGATGAACGGCCGCGTCGTGCTGATCCGCGGCGCGGACCGGGTCACCGTGCAGCATTCGAAAGCGCGCGAGAACGCCCGGCGCGCCGAAAAACTACGCGAGCAAGCACAAAAATGCCCGAGCTGATCGACGTTGCGCGGGTGCGCGAGGGATTGCGCGCGGGGCAGAAGCCTGCGGGTGCGGTGTGGCGGCTGGCGACGGTCGAGCCGTTTGCCGATGTCGACAGCAGCCGGCGCATCCCATTCTGCCTGTCGGACGGGACGGTCGACCGGATGGGCGACACGATCGCCGCCGATGGCTGGGTCCTCGACGGGTATCAGAAAAACCCGGTGGTGCTGTGGGCGCATGACGCTTCCTCGCCGCCGATCGGCCGCGGCATCAATATCCGCGTCTCGGACGAGCGCCTCTTGGGCGAAGTCGAATTCGCCGGCGCCGAGGTCTACGACTTCGCCGACCTGATATTTCGCCTCGTCAAGGCGAAATACGTCAATGCCGGCTCGGTCGGCTTTATGCCGCTCGACCTCGAATTCTCGAACGATAAGGGGCGACCCTGGGGCATCGACTTCACCCGCCAGGAATTGCTCGAATTCTCGGTCGTGCCGGTGCCGGCGAACGCCAACGCGCTCGTCGAGGCGCGCGCCAAAGGCATCGACACCCGGCCGCTTGCCGAATGGGCCGAACGCGTGCTGGACGGCGGCGGGAGGGTCATTGTGCCGAAAACCGAATTGGAGCGGCTGCGGCGCCTGGCGCAGGAACCACGACGCCGCGGCGGGGCTGCGGCCGACTGGAAATGCGGGGCGGCGCGCGATCTGGCGCTCGACGACAGTGATGCGTGGGATGGCGGTGCGGCCGCGGCCTCGATCTTTGAATATGCCGGCGGCGACGATTTCGACCCGGCAAAGGCCAGGCGCGGCTTCCTCCTCTACGACGCGGCCGCTCCCAAGCTGCGTGGGTCGTACAAGGACCCGTTCGCGCACGTGGCGGGCGGTGAATTGAAGGCGGTCAAGGGCGGCATCCGGGCGGCGGCCTCTCGCCTGCCGCAGACCGATGCGCCGCAGGAAGCACTCGACGCGGCCGAAATCGTCGTCAAGCATTACGAGGAGAAGTTCGGGATGGCCGGAGACAAGAATTTGCGCCCGGGCGCTCACGCTCGCGCGGATGGCGGCGGCATGGGCGAGGGCGACCCCTCGACCGGCGGCTACCTCGCCAATTGCGGGCGCGGGCTCGACAGCGAATGTGGCCTCAAAAACCCCGAGGAATGCATGGTCCACGGCCCGTCGACGGCCGACAAGGCATTGGCGGGTGCGGTGGCGCGCGCGGTCGGCGCCGAATTGCGCCGCGAGCTCGCGCCCCTGGTGGCGCGCGGCATGCCCGATGACGGCGCCGACGACCACCTCGATCGCGCGATGGAGCACGTCCGCGCGGCGCACGGCCACGCCAAGGACCTCGCCGACGGCGACGGGCCCAAGGGCAAGATGCGTGACGAGGCGATCTGCGCAATGCACGCCCACGTCAAGGCGGCCGACGGCTACATGGAAAAGTGCCGCAGCCTGATGGCTGACGGCGGTGACGACGGCAAGCGTACGGTTGAGGACATCGAAGCCCGCGCTGCGCGCGTCGCGGCACTCGCGGCCTGATTTCAGCGTATCGAGTGCCGCCGTTTATACCATTCGCCGCTTAGGTATCGCCCCAGAAGCCAACCCTGACCGTCGCCGTCGATCCAAAATTGCGGCGTATCTTCATCGACAAAGTGCGCGCCGACTTCGGCGCTTCGGCTGACATCGAATTCGGGCAGCGCGTTCAGCTCTGCCCGGGGTTTTGGCGGTTCGTCGCTCATTCCGTCCTTTTCTAACGCCCACTCCGCCCTTGGCCAAGCCTAGTTACAATTCAAACTGAGACACTACCGGCAAGGCGACCGGCTCGCCGCGCTCGCCAGCGCCTGATCCCCTTCACCCTCGCCCGAAAGGGCGACCCCGCAAGCCCGCACTCCGCGGGCTTTTTTATTGACCGGAGCCCGCTGAATGGACCCGAGACCGAAACTCCACCAGCTGAAGCAACAGCGGGCGGCCGCCTATGACGAGCTGCAAAAGCTGCAGAGCCACCCCGACCAGCGCAAGTTCGACGCCAAGGCCTCCGAGGTCGAGAGCCTCGATATCGCAATCGCGCGCGCCGAAAAGACGCTCGAGCTCGCCCGCACGGACGCAAAGCTGACGCCGGGCGGCGAGCTGGTGCCGAACGACGGCTGGAAGAACGCCGGCGAGCAGTTCCAAGCGGTCATGCGCGCCGCCTTCAACGACGGCCGCGGGGTCGACCCGCGGCTGATCCGGGCGCCGGCGGGGCTGGGCGAAACCGACCCGTCGGGCGGCGGCTTTACGATCGCCCCCGAATTCTCGGCGACGATCCTGACCCGCGCCTACGACATGGGCGAGCTCGCCAAGCGCGTCTTCAAGCTCCCGATCGAAGGCCCCGGCATCCGCATCCCGTCGATCGACGAGCAGAGCCGTGTGACCGGCTCGCGCTGGGGCGGCGTCCAGTCCTACTGGGTCGGCGAAGGCGACACGGTGACCGCGACCAAGCCCAAATTCCGGCTGATCGAGCTCTACCTCAAAAAGCTGATGAGCCTGTGGTACGTCACCGACGAGATGCTCGCCGACTCGACGGCGCTGACCGGCATCGCGAACCAGGCCTTCGCCGAAGAGATCATGTTCATGATCGAGGACGCGATCTTCGAGGGGTCGGGCGCGGGCCAGCCGCAGGGCTACATGAACGCCAACGCGCTCGTGACGGTGCCGGCCGACAAGGGCCAGGCGCCAAAGACGCTGACCTACACGAACGTCACCAACATGTGGCAGCACGCCTGGGCGCGGGCGCGCAAAAACATGGTGTGGCTGATCAACCAGGACTGCGAGTCGCAGCTCTTGAGCCTTTCGACCGTGGTCGGGACCGGCGGCCAGCCGGTCTACCTGCCGGTCGGCTCGATCGGCTCGCAGGCGGCGAACGCGCCGAACGGCACCCTCTTGGGGCGCCCGGTGATCCCGATCGAATATGCCAACACCCTCGGCACGACCGGCGACATCACGCTTGTCGACCTGTCGCAGTTCGTCGTCGCCGACCGCAACGCGATGCAGCAGATGTCGTCGATCCACGTGCGGTTCACGACCGACGAGATGACCTTTCGGTTGACCTACCGCGTCGACGGCAGCCCGATCTGGCACACGGGCCTGACCCCGTTCAAGGGTTCGAACACGCTCTCGCCGTTCATCGCGCTGGCGAGCCGCTGACTTTTTGATCCGCTGCCTCCGGCGGCTCGCGTCCCGCCCTAGCTGAAGGTCTCCCCTCTGATGGCTACTCCGTTCCGCCTCTGGGAAAACGCCCAGATCGTCAACCTGCTGCCGGCCGCGGCCGACGCCGCCGGCCGCACCTCGAGCTACGTCTCGGTCAAATACGGCCACAAGGCGTTCCTCGTCTGCGGCGTCAACCAAGGGAACGCCGCGACCGTCACCTTTACCCCGCTGCAGGCGACCGACAACCTCGGCACCAACTCGGCCGGGTTGACCGCCGGGTCGCCGATCGCCGTCGACCTCGACACCTCGACCTCGACCGGGTCGGACCAGTTCACGTTCCCCGCGGCGGCGGCGAGCTATACGACCGACGCCGGGCTCAAAAACAAGATCGTGGTCTTCGAGATCGATCCGGTCGAGCAGATGAACCCGAACAACCTCGCGTCGGGCAACCCGCTGCCGTTCAACCACATCGCGATCCAGACCGGGGCCTCGAACGCGGCCAACATCACCTCGGCCTATCTCCTCGTGATGCCGCTGCGCGACCAGCGGCTCAACCCGCCGACGACTTACGTCTGAGCCCGGCGCCAAAAGAACCCCAGCAAAGGCAGGAGGCGGGCATCATGTCGCTCAGATCGCACAAGGACGGCGTCGGCAACGACACGTCGTTTTTTGACGACGCGACCTTCGAGCGGGTGATCCCGCTGAAGCGGGTCGGGTTTACCAACGATTTCTTCGGCGCCGAGGCGGCGATCCCGACCTCGGCCAATGTCGGCTTTCCGTTTATCGCCAAGCTCGTGCAAACGGCGGGCACCCCGACCGCGGCGCGGGTCGCCAACGCGGTCGCCGGCGTCGTCGGCCTGGCGCTCGACGCAACCTCGGAAAAGCAGGAGGCAACGCTCTATTTTGGCGACAGCCTCGAATTCGACGTGACCAAGGCGCTCGAATTCGAGTTTGTGCTGCAACTGCACGCACTGCCGAGCGCGGCCGCGGTCGAGATGGTGTGGGGGATGCAGAGCGCCTGGATCGACGGGCCCGACAACGCGTCCTACTACGTCGAGTTTCAATGCCTCGGCAATGGTGCGGTCAATGTCCGCACCAAGGACGGGGTCAACACGCTCTCGAATGCCGCGGGCGTGAGCTTGACCACCACCGGGCAGCATATCTTCCGCGTCGACTGCACCGATGTGACCAACATCCAGTTTTTTGTCGACGGCGCCAAGGTCTCGCCGGTGCCGCCGGCGGCCCTCATGGCGTTTGCCGCGACCGGCGCCAACGCAGTGCTGCAGCCCTATGTCTCGGTCTACAAGGCCTCCGGCACCGGGGTCGGCACGATCTATGTCGACGCCGTGCGCGCCTGGATGAACCGGTCCTGACCTTTCTGCCAGATAGCGCCGTAAAGCGGGGCCGCCAGTAAATGTCGCTCTTTACCGACATCGAATACTTCACCGCGACGATCGCCGCCGGTGCGGCTTTGTCGGGGCCGGTGCAGCTCGGCCGCAAGTCGCTCGTCGGCATCGTCATGCCAGCGGCGTGGACCGCTGCGAGCCTCAGCTTTCAGGCCTCGCCCGACGGCGCCACGTTCGACGAGCTGTTCTACCTCGCGGCACTCGCCTCGACCGCGTTTGTCATCACCGCCCCCGGGGCGAGCCAGTTCATCATGCTCGACCCGACCATCTGGCGCGGGGTGGACACGCTGAAGGTGCGCTCCGGAACCTCGGGCTCGCCGGTCAACCAGGTGGCGCAAGCCGTCCTGACCCTCCTCGCCCGCGGCATCACCTGACCCATGGCGCTGCGCCGCGTTGTCGCCGTCACCTCGCCTGCTTCGGCTCCGGACGCGCCCAGCGACAACCTGCCGGCGCCCGGCGCCTATGACCTCGTCGACTTTCCGACCGTGCTCAGCGAGCTCGGCGTCAACGCGTCCGACCCGAACCTGCCTTTGGCGTGGATGGCGCGCGCGGTGACCGACGTATCGCTGCGCATCCAGGACTATTGCAACCGCGTCTTCCAGGTCGAAGGGCTGAGCGAGCTGTTGCTCCTCGACGGCGGTTCGGGGCTCACCCCCGGCACCGTCGCGCCGCTGACGTTGTCGCGCTGGCCGGTGGCGAATTTTGTCAGCCTCCTCGCTGCCGCCGAAGCCGACAGCGGCGCGGTGTTGACTTTTGTGTCAACCGCCGGGGTTGCAGCCGGCATGCCGGCGAGCCACCGCGCGATCCCGCCCGGGACCACAGTGGCGAGCCTAACGCCGACGACGGTCACCCTGTCGGCGCCGCTCAGCACGGATCCCACCGCGGCGTTGGCGACGAGGGTGCTCGCCGGCGGCGCCGTCGTCTTTGGGCTCTCGGCGGCACGCATCCTCGCGACCGGCCAGTCGCCCTATCTGCCGGTGAGCCTCGGCTTGCTGAACAGCGGGCCGCTGCCGGCGCAGTCGCTCGGCCCTTATGTCGACTACCTGGTCGACAGCAAGATCGGGCGGCTCGTGCGGCTCAACCCGTTCGACGCGGCCCCCTGCACCTGGGACACCTTTCCGACCTGGGTCAACTACAGCGCCGGCTACCCGGCGATCCCCGACGACATCGCGGGTGCGGCACTCGAGTGGATCAGCTGGCGCTATTACGAGCGCAAGCGCGGCGACCCGGCGCTGAAAACCCGCACCCAGCCCGAGCTCGGCACCGAAACCTGGTGGGTCGGCGGCCCGCCTTCTTCGGGCGGCGTGCCGGAATCGATCCGCGGCGTGCTCGACCATTACCGCGTGCCGGTGGTGGGATGAAAGCGGCGACCCTGTAATTGCTGCGGGTGCTGTGATGGTCGAGTTCGATGTGCTGGCGGTCGGCGAGCGCCGGCTGCAGGCGTTTTTTGACGATTTCCCGGCGCGGCTCGACGAGCGGCTCTATGCCGCGATGGAGCGTATCGCGGGGCGGCTCTTGAGTGCGGTCGAGGCGGCCGAGCCGCAGCGCACCGGCGCCCTGCGGAGCGAAACGACGAGCTTTGTCAACAAGACCGCCGCCGCGATCACCGCCGGCGTCGCCGTCGAGGCGCCGGAGGGCGACAAGGCGGCACACGGCAAGGCGGCGGCCCTCGAATACGGCGCCCACCGGCCGGCGACCGTCGCCGAGCATTGGGCGATCCGCGCGAATTTCTGGGGCCGCTACTCGGCACCGCGAGCGGTGCTGATCGAGGAATACCGCCGCCGCGTCGAGATCGGCGAGGAGCGCTATCTGCGTGGGCCGTTCGCCGCCCTGCGGGGCACGATCCTGGCCGACATCGAAGCTGCGGTAGGCCAGGCCGCCAACGCGCCCCTATAGGCGATGAACCGCGAAGCGATCATGCAGGCGTTGCTGACCCTGGTCAGCGAGAGCGCCGGGTTTGTCACGATCGGCCGCCGCCTCGAATGGGTCGCCAAGGTCGCCGGGCTGCCGGCGCTCTATGTGATCGCGACCGACAACGAGTACCAGCAGCACGGCACGACCTTTCCGCCGCGCCGCACGATCGGCGCCGAGATCTGGGTCTACGCCGCAACCGACCTGCAGCAGCCGCCGGGCGCCCAGCTCAATCCGCTGCTCGATGCGATCGAGGCGGCCTTGGGCGTCATGCCCGGCCAGGCGCAGACCCTGGGCGGGCTCGTCGTCCATTGCTGGATCGGCGGCGACGACGGGCAAAAGGCGCGGATCGAAATCTTTGAAGGCCATGCTTCGAGCCGTGCCGTCGCCATCATCCCGGTGAGGATCCTCGTGCCATGAGCGAGATCGACCAGAAACCGCCTCCGGAGCCCGTGGGCGCGCCATCGGCGCCAGCGCTTGTCGAGCCCGGCAAACCCGAAACCCCCACCGTAGCGGCTTCCCCGCCGGCCCCGATCGCCATCCAGGCGATCGACGGCGCGATCGAGGCCTGGTGGAGCGACCACTTCCCCGGCTCGGCGGTGGCGCGCGACACCGCGGCGTGGAACGTCGCCTTTACCGCCAAAGAGGATTTGAAACGCCGCCTCGCGGCGCTGAGCGGAGTTTGAAATGCAGCTTTCTTTTGGGTCCGGCGCCTTGTGGGGCGAGCGCGTCGACGTGACCGGGTCGGGCATCGGCCCCCACCAGTTTGGCGTCCTCCAGGATATCCAGATCGATTTCGACTGGACCGACAAGGAGCTCTACGGCCAGACGCAGTTCCCGGTCGCGATCGCGCGCGGTCAGGGCAAGATCTCGGGCAAGGCGAAACTCGCCCAGATCCTCGGCCTCCTCTATACCGACATCTTTTTTGGCCTGGCGTCGGCGGCGGGCCAGCTCGCGGTCACCCAGCTCGAGGCCGGGAGCGTCCCGGCGGTGTCGACCTACACGATCACGGTCGCGAATTCCGCCAACTACGTCGACGACCTCGGCGTCGTCTATGCCGCAACCGGCAAGCCGTTCACCCGGGTCACGACGCCCGCATCGGCGGGCCAGTATTCGGTCAACTTCGCGACCGGGGTCTACACCTTTGCCGCCGCCGACGCCTCGGCGGCGGTGCTGCTGTCCTACACCTACAATATCACCGCCGCCGGCAACAAGGTGACGATCACCAACCAGCTGACCGGCACCACCCCGGTCTTCAAGGCGACCTTTTACACGCGCTCGCCCTACAGCCTCGGCGGCAGCGCCGGCGAAGGCTACGCGCTCAGGCTCAACGCCTGCACCGCCAACAAATTGTCGTTCCCGACCAAAATCGACGACTGGACGATCCAGGAGCTCGATTTCATGGCGTTCGCCGACGCCTCGAACACGATCGGCTATCTCTCGACCGTCGAATAAGGGGCCGAGCGCGCCGATGGCGAAGATCAAGGGCGTCCCGATCGAGATGGGCGGCAGCGAATGGATCGTTGCGCCATTGACGATCGCCCAAATCCGGGAGTCGCAAGCGGACCGCGCGACCTGCGAGAGCGAGGAAGCCTCGCTCGAGGCCCGCACCGATGCCGCGGCACGGATCATCCTGCCGGCATTGCAGCGCAATTACCCCGAGATCACCGCAGCGACGCTCGAGGGCGAGCTGCTCGACGCCGGCAACGTCTTTGAGACCCTGCGCGCGGTCCTGACCGGGTCGGGGCTGCGCCCGGCGCAAGCGGGGGAAGCCGCGGCGGCGAGGACTGGGCCGGCCTCTACGGGCTCCTCGCCACCGCCTGCGGCTACCGGCCCGGAGACATCGACGGGCTGACCCTCCATCAGGTCCAGGACCTTTTCGATTATTGGGAAGACCACCCGCCGGTGCATGTGCTGCTGGCGGCGTTTCTCGGGGTCGAGCCGCGCCGCGCCGGCCCCAATCGGGAGAACCCGGCGGGGAACCCCCCGCTTCATGCCCCGATCGCCGACCACGAGGCGGCCGAACTCGCGTTGTCGGGCCAGTTCGCGGTCGGCGAGCGCCCGCTGCATGACGACCTCGGGGCGCCGGGCATCATCGATTTCGCGGCGCTCAAAGAAAAGCACCAGGCGCTAAAGGCGGGGTAGGCATGGCCTCGAACCTGTCGATCGCGGTCCGCGCCGACACCGCCGAGGCGCGCGCCCAGCTCGCCCTCGTCCAGGCCGACGTCAAAGCGCTCGGCACCGCGTTGCGGCAGGCTGCGGCCGACGCCAGAAGCGGCGGCGGGATCGGCGCCAACGACAATTTGCGCCAGGCGGCAGGGCAATTCGAGGAGGCCCGCGCCAAGGCCTCGGCCTTGACACAGGAGCTGAACGGGGCCGCCACCGAGGGCTCGCTCCTCGCCCGCAGCTTTGCCAATGTCAAAGAAGAGGTCGAGCGCGTCCGCAGCCCGATCGACACCTTCCGGCAAGGGATGGCCGGCATCCTCGAGGTCACCGGGGCGGCCTTTGCCTTCGAGAAGATCTCCGAATGGGTCGAGGAGATCACCGAGGGCGCGGAGCGGACCAAGATCCTGGCGGAATCGCTCGGCACCAGCTCGGAACGCCTGTCGGAGTTTCAGAACATCTCGTTGCTCGCCGGCGGCGAGAGTCAAAACCTGATCCGCATCGTCACCCAGCTCGGGCACCAGCTCGAGGTCGGTCTCAACAAGCCGCTCTCCGACCAGGGCCAGGCGATCCGCGCCGCCGGCATCGACATGGCCGAGCTGAAAGAAGCGCTGCGGGACCCGATCGACACGATCGAGCTCTTGCGCCGGACCTGGCAGAACATGGCGGGGAGCGTCAACCGCCTCGACATCTTCCGCAGCCTCGTCGGGCCGCGCGGCATCACCCAGCTGGCACCCGTTCTGAGCCTGACCGCCGAGGAGTTTGAAAAGGTCAAGCAGGCGGCCGAGGCGAGCGGGGCCAATCTCAACGACGCGCAGATCGAAGCACTGTCGGACACCTGGGAAAAGGTCCACGAGCTCGAATTGGCCTTTACCGGGCTCAAATCGCACATCCTTCTCGACTTCAAGGAGCCGATCGACGCCACCACCACGTCGTTGAAGGCGTTTGTCGAGACGATTACGAATTCGGGCGCTGCCACCGCGGCGTTCAAGAGCTTTTTCGACGCGATCCACGGGATCATCGACGCGACCAAGACCGACATCGACAATCTGAAGACGGTGTGGAACGCGTTCGCGAGCGGTTGGCAGCAGCTTCAAAACAATACGCTTCTGCAGCATCTGGGGATCGTCCCGCCCGCCAACGCGCCCTCGCTCGTCCCGGGGGTGTCGCCCTTGGGGTTGACGGACGCCGGGCGCCCCGCGGCACCCGCCGAGGTGAGCCTGCCCGAAGTTTCGGTGACGGCGCCGGCCCCGGCCGGGGCCTCGGGGCGCGAGGGCGCCTCGTTCGCCGGCAACGCGATCGCGAACCTCTCCGGCAACGCCGCAATCGTCGCCGACGCCCTCGCCAAGATCGGCGCGTCCGCCAACACCGTGGCGGGGGTTCTCGCCAATCTCAAGGCCGAGAGCGGCATCAGCCCGGAGGCCGTCAACCCGAGCGGCGCCACCGGGATCGCGCAGTGGGCCGGCGACCGGCTGGCGCAGCTCAAGGCCGCCGAAGGCCCGGCGTGGAACACGCTGCAGGGCCAGGTCGATTTTCTCGTGAAGGAGCTGCAAGGCAAGTTCGCCGGCGTCTTTCACGCCGCGAATGCCGCGGCCGACGCGGCGTCCGCCGCCAAAATCGTCTATTCCGGCTACGAAATCCCGGGGTCAAAGGACACGACGGGGCCGGCCCGCGAAGCGCTCGCCACCCAGATCGCGGCGGGCGGCGGGGTCGGGTCCAGCACCGGCGGCACCGCCGCGAGGTTCGACCCCGAGGCCGGCCGCGTCGCGCGCGAGCAGCAATATGCCGAGCTCGAGGCGCAGATCAGGCAGGCCGAGTACCAGCAGGATTTCGCCGCCGCCCGCCAGCTCCTCGACAAGAAGCTCGCGATGCTCGCCGAGGACAAGGCCAGCACGGCCTCGGTCACCGCCGAAAAGGTGCGCCTCGACCACGAGGAGGTCGCGGCCGCGATCGAGCTCGCCCAGCAGAAATACACCTCGCTCAAAAGCGAGGACACCTCCTATCTCGCGGACTTCAAGGCCAACATGGCTCAGCTCGTCGCCGAGCATAAGATTTCGACGCAGCAGGCGATCGGCTTTGAGATCGAGTACACCGCCAAGCTCTACGCCGAGGAGCGCCGCCGCCTCGAAATCATGATGGCGGACGACCGGCTGACGGCGGCGCAAAAGCAGCGGCTCTATGACGAGCTCGTCGAGCTCGACGCGAGCTATACCGCCAAGATCAGCGAGGCCCAGGCGAAGACGGCGCAGGACACCGCGAAAAGCTGGCAGGAAAGCATCAAGCAGGTGTCGGACGCGTTCGCGAGCATGGCGACCGACGTCGTCCTGCGTACGAAGTCGATCGGCCAGGCGTTCGACCAATTGGCGCAAAGCCTCGTCAAGGACACGCTCAACAGCGCCTTCAAGAGCATTTTCAGCTCGGCGCTCGGGGTCGGCGGCGGTTCGGGCGGCGGCGTCGGCGGCGGGATTTTCGACAGCCTCGGCAAGGACATTTTCGGCGAGGGGCTCGCGGGGGCCGTCGGCAGCACTGGCGGCGGCGGCCTCTTGGGCTGGCTCTTCGGCGGCGCTTCGGGTGCGGCCGACCAGGACTTCTCGGGCGGCATCGGCGCAGCGGCCGATGTCGGCGGCGGCGGCCTCTTCAGCGGCCTCTTCGGCACCTTGTTCAAGGGCCTCGGCTCGCTCTTCGCCTTCTCGAAGGGCGGGATCGTGCCGTCGGCGGCGGGCGGCTGGGCCGTACCGCAGCTCGGGCCGGGAGGCACCCTGGCACAGCTGCACTCGAACGAGATGGTCTTGCCGGCGAATATCAGCCAGGGGCTGCAAGGCATGATCGCCAACGGCGGCGGCGGCAACTCCTTTGGCATCAACATCAACGCGACCGATGCGGCGTCGGTGCAGCGGCTCTTCATGGCGAACGGCTCGGCGCTGGTCGCGGCATTGAACACTGCGATCCGCCGCGGCTCGATGCTGACGCCCGGCTGAGAGCCCCCGGCTGATGACCGATGTCGGCATCATGGCGATCGCCGCCGGCGGCCTCGCGATCAGCCCGCTGTCCGGCAGCCCGCTCACGATCCTCCCCGGCGTCGGGTGGAGCGTCACCAAGGCGCCGACGATGCAGACGCGCATCCAGCGCGCGGTCTCCGGCCGCGAGCTGCGGCTGCAGGATTACCCCTACCCGCTGTGGCAGTTCTCGCTGACTTTCGAGGTGCTGCGCGACCGTTGGGACAGCCGCGGCCGGGGTTTTGGGGTCGTCGGCAACTACGACGAACTGCGGACCCTCTTCGGGTTCTACCTCGCCTGCGGCGGCGCCTTTGGCACGTTTCTGTTCGACGACCCGAGCGACGACCAGGTCACGGGGCAGCCGTTGCCGCTGGCGACGAGCTATGTCTCGGCCTCGTTCCCGGCCGCGGGCGGCAGCGGCTACAACATCGGCGACCAGCTCTCGCCCGCCGGCGGATCGCCGCCGCTTGCGGCCTCGCTGATCGTCAACAGCGTCGGCGGCGGGGGCGCGATCACCAATCTCGGGCCGAGCCTCGGCGGCATCTATTACACCGTGCCCGGCACGAGCGGCGTGCCGTTGACGACGGTGACGGGCGGCGGCTCGGGCGCCACCGCGAACCTGACCTGGGTAACGAGCGTCCAATTGCAGCGCGGGCTTGGTGTCGGCCCGTTTTTCAACGAGCCGATCACCGCCCCCAACAAGGTCGCCGCGCTTTATTTCGCCGGTGTGCCGCAGATCACATTGGTCAACACCGGGATCGTCGCGGGCGGCGGCGGCTACAACATCGGCGACCAGCTCTCGCCGACGATCGCAGGGCCGCCGCTCGCCGCCTCGCTCTTTGTCCAGAGTGTGAGCGGCGGCGCCGTCACCTCGCTCGGCGTCTCGAATGGCGGGCTCTATCTCGGGACGCCACCCTCCGCCGCAGTGCCGTTCACCAGCGTCACCGGCAGCGGCTCGGGGTGCACCGCGAACCTGTTGTGGAGCAATGTCGCCGGCTGGCCGGTCGATCCCGCAACCGGCCTCGTGTCGCTGCCGCAGCCCTTTGTCGGCAGCCAGCCGGCGCTGTCGGCGGATTTCTCGTATTTCTTCCGATGCCGCTTTGTCGACGACAGCAACAGCTTTGAGAACTTCATGCTGCAATTGTGGCAGCTTAAAAAGTTGGCGTTTATTTCGGTGCTGCCGTGAAGCAGGCGTCCTCGACCCTGATTGCGCTACTGAACGGCGGCGCCAAGTTCCAGATGGCCGACCTCTACACCTTTACGCTGCAGGGCGGCACGGTCCTGCGCTATTCGGGTGCGCTGACCCAAATCGTCGATTTCGCCACCGGGCGGGTCTTTCCGCTCGGCCCCAAATTCGAGCGCTCGCTGATCAATACCGTCATCGGGACCCAGGTCGACCAGCTCGACGTCAAGATTTACCCGACCGCAACCGACACGATCGGCGCTACGCCGTTTTTGGAGGCGGCATGGACCGGCGCGCTCGACGGCGCGCTCCTACAGGTCGAGCGCGCGTTTTTCGCCGCCGGCTGGGGCGACACCAGCCCGGGAACGGTGGTGCTCTTCGCCGGCCGGGTGTCGGACCTCGACTGCACCCGCTCCGGCATCGACATGAAATGCCGCTCGCACCTCGAATTGCTCAATATCCCGATGCCGCGACGGCTCTACCAGGCGGCGTGCAACCACGTCTTTGGCGACGCGATGTGCCAGTTCTCGCGGCCGAGCCTGGCGCTGACGTTTGGCGCCGGCGCCGGCTCGTCGCAGACCTCGATCAATGGCGCGCCGGTGACGACGACCCCGTTCGCGCAAGGATCGATCAGCGGCAAGAGCGGCGCCAATTCGGGGCAGACTCGCACGATCTTCGGGTTTCAGTCGGGGGGCAGCATCAGCGTCAAGCTCGCCTTTTTGTCGCCGGTGCTGACCGGCGACCAGTTCGAGATCCTGCCGGGCTGCGATCACATGCTCGCGACCTGCACCAACACCTTCAACAACGCCGTCCATTTCGGCGGCATGCCGTTCATCCCGCCTCCGGAGACCGCCGTATGACGACCCCGGTGCTGCACGTCTTTACGGCGCGGTTCAACCCGCTGCGCTGGCGCCAGCCGCAGCGGCACTATCTCGACTGGGCCCATCGCATGCGCGATCTCGGCGCCGAGGTCACGGTCGTCGAATGCGCCTATGGCGAGGCGCCGTGGGTCTGCGCAATTCCCGGCGTCGTCCACCACATCGGGGTGCGCGCCGATTCCTGGGCGTGGGCCAAGGAATGCCTGCTCAACCTCGGCATCCAGCGCCGCCCGGAGGCGCAATACGTCTGCTGGGCGGACAGCGATGTTTTCCCGCGCCGCAACGACTGGGTCGAGGCCACGCTCGACGCATTGCAGCACTACCACGTGGTGCAGCCGTGGGAGACCTGCTACGACCTCGGCCCCGGCGACAGCCACGCGCATGTCTGGCGCTCGTTCGCGCGCCAATACCTGCACGGCCACCCGATCGTCGTCGGCGAGGGCGAGGACTTTCACAAATTTTGGGGCGGCGAGCACGACTACCCGCATACCGGCTATTGCTGGGCGGCCAAGCGCTCGATGCTGAACGAGGTGGGCGGGCTCTTCGAATACGGCGGGATGGGTGCCGCCGACCACCACCAGGCGGTGGCGATGCTGGGCCGCGTCAAGAGCTCGTTCCCGAAGACGATCTCGCCCGCTTACCGCGTCCTCCTCGAGGCCTGGGAAAAGCGCGCTACGCACGCGGTCAACGGCCGGATCGGCTATGTGGCGGGCACGATCGAGCACCGCTTTCACGGTGCGAAGCAAAACCGCCAATATTGGGACCGCTGGCAGATGTTTCTGCGCCACGGGTTCGACCCGATGACGGACCTGAAGCGCAACACCTGGGGGGTGCTCGAATTCGCCGGCAACAAGCCGGCACTCGAGCTCGAATGGGACCAGTATCTGCGGATGCGCTGGGAAGACGACAATGGCGAGGGGTTCGCCGCGTTTCACCGGCCGGGCCACCCGCCGGCACCCCCGCCGCGCGACCCGCCGGTGTCGCATCCCCACCACCCGCCACACCGCCATCATCACCCCGAGCCACCGCACCGCCGCCATCCCGGCCGTGACTGACCAGCGCCGCGCCGCGGTCGTTGCCGAGGCCCAAACCTGGCTCAAGACACCCTACCACCACATGGGCCGGGTAAAGGGTGCCGGTGCGGACTGCCTCACACTCCTCGCCGAAGTCTATGAGCGCGCCGGGGTGCTGCCGCATATCGAGCTGCCGTACTATCCGCCCGATTGGCACCTGCACCGCGGCGAGGAGCGTTACGCCGACGGCCTCCTCGCCTATGCGCGCGAGATCGACCCGCCGCCGCAGCCGGCCGATATCGCGCTGTGGCGCTATGGGCGCTGTTTTGCCCATGCCGCGATCGTCGTCCTCTGGCCCACGATCGTCCACGCCCAGGCCGATGCGCGGCTCGTCTGTTGGGGGGACGCGACGCAGGGCTCGCTCGCCTGCCGCGCGGTGCGGTTTTTCGACCCGTTTTAGATGACCAACATCCTGGGGATCGGCCCCAACGCCAAGCAGCAGCAGCTCGCGGGCTCGCTGCGGTTCCAGACCTCGCAAGCGGGCAGCGTCATCCCGCTCGTCTACGGCACCACCCGGATCAGCCCGAACGTCCTCGACTACCAGGATTTCGAGGCCGTGGGCGGCAGCGCCGGAAAGGGCAAGGGCGGCGCCGGCGGCAGCGCCGGCAAAGCCGGCAAGTCGTCGCAGACGATGTACTCGGCCTCGGTCATCCTCGGCCTCTGCCAGGGGCCGATAACCCAGTTCGGGGAGGTCTGGTACAACAAGAGCGTCGGAGCACTCCTCGACCTCTTGGGGCTGTCGACCAAAAATCTCGGCACCGACGGGCAGCCGGCCGACCCCTATTGGGTGACCAACCACGCGCCCAACGCCATCGGCTATTCCGGCACCGCCAACATCACGCTCGACAAGTACAACCTCGGCGCCTCGGCCTCGCTGCCGAATTTCACGTTCGAGGTCTATGGCATCGGCTCGTCGACCTGGCTCAATGGCGCCGACGCCAACCCGGCCTTTATCGTCAGCGATTTTCTGACCAATGCGCGTTACGGCGCCGGGTTTCCGGCGGCGAACCTCGACAGCCTGACGAGCTATTCGGAGTATTGCACGGCGTTGGGGGTGGCGCTGTCGCCGTCGATCGACACCCAGATACCGGCACAGCAGCAGCTCGCCGACATCGCAAAAATCACCAACTCGGCGATCGTGTGGTCGGGGGGCCTACTAAAGATCATCCCCTATGGGGACATGCCGCTCAGCACGTCGTTCACGCTGATCACGGTCGCCGGAGCCGTCGCCGGCGGCGATACGATCACCGCGACCTTTACCGGCGCCGGTCTCGGCTCGCCGGTCGCGGTCTCCTATACGGCCGGCGCCGCCAACGTCAACGCCGACACCCTGTACATGAGCTCGTTCACCGGCGCGCTCGCCGGCCAGATCAACGCGAGCGGCCTCCAGGCGTTCGGCGTGCACGCCGGTGTGGCGCCGAACGGGCTGATGATCTTCGACACTTCCGGCACCGGCACATTGGCGGTCGCGGTCACCTTTTCCGGCGCCGGCGGCGAAACCGCCACGATCAGCCCGCTCGGGACCTATTCCTGGCAGCCCTACACGACCCCGGTCTACAGCCTCGACGACGACGATTTCATCGTCCAGGAATCGACGGTCGGCTCGTATCTCGGGGTTACCCCCGGAACCGCGGCATTGCGCCAAGGGGCGACCCCGGTCACCGGCGGCTTTACCGACGACCCGGTGCACGTGCAGCGCTCCTCGCCGGCCGACGCCCCGAACTGGGTCGAGATCGAGTGCGTCGACCGCTCGAACTCGTACAACAAATGGCCGGTCGTCGCCTTCGACCAGGGGGCGATCGACCTCTACGGGGTCCGCAAAGACAGCAGCGTCAAGGGCAACGCGATCGTCGACGTGCAGCATGTCGGCCCGGTCGTGGCCCAGCTGGTGTTGCAGCGCAATCTCTATTACCGCAATACCTACACCTTCAATCTCGGCTGGAAATTCTGCCTCCTCGAGCCGATGGATTTGGTGCAGCTGAGCGACCCCTACCTCGGCCTCGACAATCTGACGGTGCGGATCACCGCGGTGAGCGAGGACGAAGAGGGCACCTTGGCCATCACCGCCGAGGATTTTTTCGGCGTGCCGGCGGCCGTGCAATACCCGCAGGCCTGACCCCATAATGGGTGTCAAGAGCCTCGGCGCCGGCATCGGCACGCCTGCGTTTTTCGCGCGCCAAGCGGCCGCACCCACCACCTCGGTCCCGGCCTACAATGCTGCCGCACCGAGCGTGAACATGCCCTTTTTTGTCGAGCCGACGCAGCAATTGCTGGCAGCGCTCGGCGTCGCCGGGCCGGCATTGATCGTCGGGCTCAGCGGCGGCCCCGCCGGCGCCTACAGCCCGCTGTGGGGCGGGGCCGAGGTGTGGGCATCGCTCGACGGCACGAATTACGGCCAGCCTTTTGCCGACGACGCCTTTTTCGGGGTGTCGGCGATGGGGCTCACCACCGCGGCACTCGCGGCCTATGGCGGGGTCAACCCCGACACCGCCGACACGCTCGCGGTCGACCTCAGCCAGTCGAGGGGCACGCTCGCGAGCGTCAGCCCGACGAGTGCAGCCGCCTTTGTCAGCTTGTGCGCGGTGCAGGCGACCGGCGGCCCAATCGAGTTTCTGGCGTTCGAGACCGCGAGCCTGGTCGGCGCCAGCGCCTACCACCTGACGACCCTCTATCGCGGCCTCTACGGGACGGATGCCGCGAGCCACGCGCTGGGCGCGCAGTTCGTCTATCTCGGCAGCGGCGAATATTTCGCGCAGCCCTTGCCGGCGCAATACACGGGGGTGCCGTTGGAATTCAAGTTCCCGTCGTTCAACACGACCGGCGGCGGCCTGCAATCGCTTGCCGCGGCGACGGCCTATTCCTACACCCCGGCCGGGTCCGGCAGCCTGCCGGGGCCGGGCTTTCAAACCGACGTCATCACCACCAACACGAATATCAGCCTGTGACGTGATGATGTGGCGGCGAATGCGTTCTTGCGGATCTTCGAGCCTGCGGGCGGCGGGAGCTTCAACGCCACCTTGCGGCCCCGGCCGCAAGACGGGGAGACGTGGCGCTTTACCCTGATTGGCGCCAATGCGGCCCAAGTCGTCGTGACGCTGACCCCCAATACCGGGCAGACGATAAACCTCGGCTCCGCCGGGATGCCGCTCACCGGGCACGGGGCGACCCGCACCCTCGTGTGGAACGCGCAATTATCAAGCTGGGTCGGCGGGTGACCGATGATCAGGCTCCTCCTCGCCATCGTGCTGTCGCTCGCGGCGGCGGGCGCCGCATGCGCGCAACAGGTGCCATTCGACCGCACCTGGCTCTATCCCGGCGGCGCCAGCTATGCCGCCGGGCTCGGCGACGACAACAAGGTCATCTCGGCGCTCAACGCCGGCGGCACCCTGACCGTCACCCTGCCCTCGACGACGGCCTTGGCGGCGAGCGGCTGGCAGATCGCGGTCGAGAACGACGCGGCGCATACCGTCACGGTCCAGGTCAACGGCACCGCCGGCGGCCATATCCTCTACCCGACGACATCAGGCGGGGCTTCGGCGACCTCGTTTTCGACCGCCGCCGGGAACAACGAGATCGCGGTCGTCGAATATGACGGCAGCGGCAATTTCCGGATCGTCGGGGCGACCCCGGCAACCGCATTGGCGCTGGGCTTCTTCTCGGGCGGCAGCATTCCGGCGGCGGCCGATCTCTTGGGCAGCAGCGGGTCTGCTTTTGGCGGGGTGACGGTCGGCACCGGGTTGTCGCTGAGCGGGGCGTTTGGCTCGCAGACATTGTCGGCGACGGGCGGCGGGGTCGCGTGGTCGACCTCGGTCTACACGCTGACGACGACCCCCCTCGTCCTGCCGGCGACCAACTACCTGATCGAAATCGTCAGGCAGAGCGTCGCCGCCCCGATCACGGTCGATCTCGCCGCCTCGCCGCCGGCGAATTTCGTGCAGTGCGTAAAGGACGGCGGCAACAACTTCCAGGCCAACGCCGCCACCGTCAAGACCACCGACGGCACCGCGATCGACGCCGTCGCGGGCTCGACCGGCTACGTGATGAACCAGGCCCGGCAATTCGGATGCTTCATTTTCGATGGAACGCAATGGGATATAATCTGAGGCTCGCTTTGGCCGCGTCCGCAATTTCGTTACTCGCGCTCACCCCGGCCGCGCGTGCCGGTGGCGCGGCCGAGTTTCCGCCGCCGATGTGCGCGCCCGGCACCGCGACCGTGATCTGCCAGCTGATGATCGAGCGCAACAGCGTCTCCGACGAGCTGGCGCTGAGCGAGACCCGGCGCGTCGACGAGGCCAAATCGGCGCAGGCGAGTGCGGCCGCACTCGCCGATTACTGGCGGCATTATGTCATCGGCGCCGCGGCCAAGGCCGATTACTGGGACCGCCTCTGGGGCTGGCTCGCCGAGCATTTCCACCATCGCCGGGGCCGCTGAGCCATGCGCATCGGACGGCACCTCGTAGCGGCGGCGCTGATCGGGTCGCTGATCAGCACCGCCACAACCCCGGCGGCGGCGTCCTATATGGGGACGCCCCCGCTGCTCGTCGTCAACGGCGGCTCGGGTTTGACGACCGCGACGGCACACGCGGTCTTGACCGGCGAAGGAACCTCCGCCTTTGGCCAGGTCGGCCCCGGCGGGGCCGGCACCTTGCTCGCCGGTGTGGCGAGCGCCGACCCGACCTTCACCTCGACCCCGACCCTGGGGGCCAACGGCGGCACCGGCGGCACCTTGACGCTCGAGGGCTCGACGAGCGGCTCCGGCGTCATCCAGGTCGCCGCCGCGGCCGGCGCCGGCATCGTCTTCCAGCTGCCCTCGGCAAACGGCTCCTCCGGCAACGCGCTCACCACCAACGGCGCCGGCGTCACGAGCTGGAGCCCGGTCGGCACGCTGACCTCGGTCACCTGCGGCACCGGGCTCAGCGGCGGCACGATCACCACGACCGGCACCTGCTCGATTACCGCCCCGGTTACGGTGGCGCTCGGCGGCACCGGCTCGACATCGGCCTCGGGGACGGCGCTCGACAACATCACCGGGTTTGCCGGGACCGGCCTCGTCAACCGCACCGGCGCCGGCACCTATTCGTTTATGGCGACCAACGCCATCGCCTTTACCGGGGGCACGATCGACGGCGTCACGATCGGCGGCACCACGCCGGCGGCGGGCCACTTCACGACCCTGAGCACGAGCGGGATCACGACCTTTGGCTCGGGCGAGATCGGGCCGGTACGGGTCGTCACCGCGTCGGGAGCGGTGACGATGGCGACCACCGACAACACGATCGAGGTCGACAAGACAACCGGGGCCGCGACCACCGTAAACCTGGTGTCGTCGCCGACCTCTGGCACCCGGCTCTGCGTCAAGGATGGAAAAGGCGACGCGTCCGCCAACAACATCACGCTCTCGCCTGCCGCGGGGAATATCGACGGCGCCACCACTTTCGTCATGAACCAGAATTACCAGGACACCTGTATTCAATACGACGGAACGAAGTGGATCATCTTGTAGTGCCTGCGGCATGAGCTTATGCGCTATGTATTCACGGCACTGGTGGCGCTCGTCGCCGGCGCACAAGCGGCGCGCGCCGAATTCGACGGCATCGTAAGGGTCCCCAACAACGCGGCGCTCGCCGCCCTCAAATCGACGCAGGCGGCATGGGTCGAACGGCTCGGCTTTACGACGATC